GTTACTTATCGTCAGGAATGGCAGCAGCAGCGTGATAAACGGGATCGCCATCAGAACGGCGAGGCCCCCCGTTTTAATGCCTGTTTTTTTCTTCATGTTATCGTATGCTTTTCCGACAAGCAGCGCTGCCACAGCGTCCACAGCCATAGCCCCCGAATACAGCAACGTGATATTTCCGTCCGACATCAGATTATTTGCCTTCAGGTGATAACCTATGATACTGAAATTGACAAATCCCAGGGTGCAGAAAAAGGTGAAGGCGGTATAAATCCAGAAAATCGGTTGGAGCCGCTCCGAACGAAATTCCCTCGTTTTAAGGTCTTGAATCAAGTTGTTCCGTTTAATCCTGCGATACGCGTAAACCACAAAGAGCATCAGGAGAATAAACGGGACAAAAAGCCATTTATAACCTAACTGATATTCCGCGATTCCGTTCTTGCCTGCAATGAAGAAAACCAATGTGAAAATCAGAGGCCCGGTAAGGGCGCCGACCTGATCCAGCGCTTCCTGAAGGCCAAAAGCAAAACCGGTTCCGACCTGATTTTCAGCAACCCCGGACAGGATCGTATCCTTTGCGGGATTGCGCAGAGATTTTCCGATTCGCTCCATAAGAATGAGGACGATGAGAATATTCCAGTTCATGGTAAATCCCATGATCGGCACCACCAGCAGCATGCCATAGCCTACAAAGATAAAAATCCAGTGTTTTCCGCTTTTATCCGACAGGACACCGGCCAACAGCCTCAGAAAGTATCCAAGAAACTCCCCTATGCCAAATACCAGCCCGACCTGCGCCGCGCTGACACTCAGCAGGTTGAAGTACTGGCTGTTGGCCCCCCGGGCGCTCTCGTAAACCATATCCCCCAACATGCTGATTACGCCGAATAAAATGATGACTTTAACCGCCGGTGTAAACCTCTTCGCTACTTTGCTCTCCAACTTAGCCACGACCTTTCTCGTTTTCACCGGCCATCCAGCGCGTATTTCTGGTTGGCCTCCAATTTAGAATCCTCACGAAGATCCCAAAAGATTTTAAATTCCAATTTCTCAACCTCCCGCTGCTGCTTATAGCTGATACGTAATGTAGCGTTTTCCGGGATGATAATATCACGGTCGAGTTCATTCAAAATGATTTTGATATTGTTGTCGTGTTCTTTTACCTCGGACAAGGCTTTACCGATTTTGTCAAACAAAGCGAAAGATGCGCCCGGAAAATCTTCGGAAACCATGTATCGCTCGTTTTGATTGATATAGTTAATCGAATCCCCCGACGCAAGCCAGCCAGTCAGGGCTTCCTTACTAAATCGCCACTCGCGGCCAATTTTACGGGCAGGAATGTGTTCTTCCCGTAGTAGCTTGATAAGCGTTTTCTCGCTGACACCTAAAAATTCAGTTGCTTGCTCAACATTTAAAATATCATCATTCATATATTAGGCCTCCCTCTAAATTTAAAAATATTATACTACTGAATATCCGAAAAGTCAACATTGACAGTATTAAGATGCACTTTGACAGTATATAATATGAAATTGGTGTCTAATCAAGACTTTTGAAAATATCTTCCCAGTAGAAAATGAAAAGGAATAAAAACGCATTTTCCCACCATAACAAAAAGAACCCCGCAGGATGAGCTTTTGAAGCGCCACCCTGCGGGGTTTTCATTAATAAGATTTTGATTTTAGGCTATTCACAGGTTTTCCACAAAGTCTAACAGTTCATCCAGCAAAGCGCCTTCTTTAACGGATTCGACCGCAACTCCGAATTTCCCAAGCGTTCGAATAAAGCGCATGGTTTCAATCGTATTCCTGCCAACGCGAGAAGAACTGCTGACAAGCAAAACATCCATTGTGCCGTTTTCTGCGTCGGCCAGAACCCGCTGAATGCCCGGGCGCGCCATCGTGGTTCCTTTACAAAATTCCTTTGTTATCAAGGAAATTTCATAGCCCCTTGCCTTAGCAAAATCGCAAACAACCTGTTCCTGCCGATCAAGGGAAAGCTGGTCGGGTATTGCAACGCGGCAGTAGATTGCCGCTCTAATGGGGTATTTCATTTAATGTGCCTCCTGTCCCTGTACTTTTATTTCGGTGCCGTTTTTAAAGGTGACGATCGCCTCGCACTCCAAACGCACGGTCATCGTGTCCACGGTCGCATACCAAAGCTCCTCGTCAAACTCGGCCAGCAGTCCGTCCAGCCGCTTGAGATCTGTAAGGAAACGAGATATACTTTCGCGTTTCGCTGCCCGCGCCTGTTTTTCGTCAGCAATTGCGTCCAGCCGCCTTTTTGCTGTCTCATATCGGTCAACCAGCTCGTTATACCGTTCTTGGTATTCGCTCTGATCCATCGCGGAATGGGCGTTTTCTTCCACGCATTTGCGGATAAGTTCCATGACCACCGCGCATTCATCCCGCAGTTTCGTGCTTTCCTTATCCAGCGAGGATATATCCGTGAGAACCTCAATGATTGCATCGAAATCCCCGATAATCCGTTCTTTGTCCTCAATGACCCGATTGAACGCCTCGACAAAGATCCGCTGCAACACTTCCTCCGACAAATGCGGCGTTTTGCAGTGCGTCTCGTTTTTGAACTTGTTGTTGCATTGCCAAACGGTGCGGCGGTATTTGCTTGTGGAATGCCAGACCTTGGAGCCATAAAAGCCGCCGCACTCGCCACAGATGATCTTGCCCGAGAAACAGCCTACGCCGCTCTGCTGCCGACCGATGGGCTTGCGCCTTTTGATTTCGGCCTGTACCATATCGAAAACCTCCGGCTCGATGATGGCCGGGTGCGAATTCTCAACGTAATATTGCGGAACCTCACCCTCGTTGACCTTAGTCGTTTTGGTCAGAAAATCTACCGTGAAGCGCTTCTGTAAAACCGCATCGCCCTTGTACTTTTCGTTCTGCAAAATACTCAGAACCGTCGAAACGTTCCACTTTTTCTTCTTTCCGGGAGTAGGAATGCCCTTGGCGGTCAAATACCGTGCAATAAAATTCTGCGTTTTCCCTTGTAGGAACAGTTTGTAAATCAACCGGACGATCTCGGCCTCCGATTCCACAATCTTCGGGGTTCCATCTTCTCCCTTTGCGTACCCAAGAAACCGCTTATAAGGCATGTTTACCTTGCCGTCCGCAAACCGCTTACGCTGGCCCCATGTGACGTTTTCCGAAATGCTGCGGCTTTCTTCCTGCGCCAGCGAACTCATGATGGTAATGAGCAGCTCGCCCTTGCTGTCCAGCGTGTAGATGTTTTCCTTCTCAAAGTAAACCTCCACACCTTTTTCCTTGAGTTGGCGCACCGTGGTCAGGGTATCCACGGTATTGCGCGCGAAGCGGCTCACCGATTTCGTGAGGATCAGATCGATTTTGCCGTCGAGGGCGTCCTGTACCATGCGTCTGAAACCGTCACGCTTCTTGGTGTTGGTGCCCGAAATGCCTTCGTCCGTGTAAACCTCCACGAACTCCCAGTCACCGTTTGCCTTTATATGCTGGGTATAATAATCGATCTGTGCCTCATAGCTCGTTTGCTGCTCTTCGTCGTTGGTCGATACCCGCGCATAAGCGGCCACGCGCTTTTTGACATGCATGCGCAATACATTATTTTGAAGGCGGGTAATGGTTGGCGGTATCACCGTCACCGCCCGTGCCATGCTCATTCGCGGTTCCTCCTTTTCACGATTTCAATCTGGCGCTCTCGCGCCGCCTGACGCATCGCGTCATCCCAACTATCCCTGCGGGACCTGTCCTGCCACACCTTTTCCACCTTGCTTCCGTCGCGGAAAATAAAAAGGAGCCGGTTATTATCCGGCACCTGAATCTCTGCGACCCGTTCGGCAAAAATGTCCGCGTCGAACGCTGGAATTCCGAGCGCCTCCGCTGAAACGGCATACAGGGTATCCTCGTGAATTTGTTTTGCGGGGCAGGCCGCCTTGCCTTCCTGCAGGTAAGTGGAGCAGTTCCAATAGAACTTGCCATTTGCGGTTTTGCGCTTATAGCTCTTACCGCAATTGGCGCACAGGATTTTACCGCTGAATGGATAACGGTTCGGAGTATCACGCTTTGTGCGAAAGCGCTGCCTGCGCTGCTCCATAACCGCCTGCGCCTTTTCAAAGGTATCCGCATCGATGATGGCGGGGTGGGTGCCCTCCGCAAAATACTTAGGAAGAACCCCTTTGTTCCAGACTTCCTTTTTGGTCAGATGGTCCGTCACATACTTTTTCTGCAGAAGCGCATTCCCGGTGTATTTTTCGTTTTTGATGATGGCTACAACGCGCTCGCTGTTCCATGTGCCACCGCGTAGCGCGGGAATACCCATCGCCCTGAGCTTTTGGGCGATTTTGCTGCCGCCCATGCCGCCGATATAATCGTCGAAAATCATGCGGACAACGGCGGCCTCTTTTTCGTAAACCACCACATCGCCCTTCACGATGCGATAACCGAACATAAACCGCAGACTGACCAGCTCGCCATTTGCAAACCGCTTTCGGATACGCCATTTGCAGTTTTCGGAAACCGACCGGCTTTCTTCCTGCGCGTATGAAGCGAGGATGGTGAGCATAACCTCGCCATCCCCGCTGCTCGAGTGAATGTTCTCTTTTTCAAAATACACGTCGATGCCGCGCAATTTCAGTTCCCGTACCGCTTCCAGCATGGTCACCGTATTTCTCGCAAACCGCGCGATGGATTTGGTGATGACCATGTCGATCAGCCCGTTTCTACAGTCGTTCATCAACCGCTGAAACTCCGGCCTTTCGTCCTTGGTGCCGGTGAGCGCCTCGTCGGCATAGACGCCGACATATTCCCAATCACGCCGCCTTTGGATCATATCGCTGTAATAACTGATTTGCGCGGACAGCGAGTGGAGCATGGCGTCTTTGCCGCTGGAAACTCGGGCATAGGCCGCCACTCGTTTTCGAACCGGTATCTGCGGCAGTGAAGGTTCGAGTTTCCTGATACTTCGCATAAAAAATCCCTCCTTTCTTGGGGGGACATGATACCTCTGTATGCCGCAGACATCAAGGCAATTTTGCCCGTAAACCGCCGATAATCGGCCGGTATTTACGGATGAAAATTGTATCAATTTTAGCGTACTCTTTCTCGGTGATCAGTCCCTTGGAAAGTAGCGCTTTGGCGATGGAGATAGCTGCGCCGTAGTTTTTCTCACGATCAAATTGCTCGTTGTTCACGGCGCGCCTCCTCTCCGAACCGGTCTTTGATATAGCAGGCATGACAACAATATTTGCGCGTCTTATTGCCGTAGCTGTCAAAAACCCTGCCGCAGTACGCACAAGTCAGGTGATAAACCGCCTTTCGATTCAGCCTGTCACGGTGGGCGCTCCACCACGCATGGCGGCACTGATCGCTGCAGAATACCTTTGGCTTGCTATTTGGCGTTTGCTCCAGACGCCTATCGCATTGTTTACAATGTTCTTTGTCAGCTTTGTTCTCCGTATCATTGGAAGCGTTGTGCACTGACAGGTTATTACGTCGGCAGAAGGATTTGACCGTATTTACGGAAAGACTGAGCGAATCAGCGATCTGCGAATAGCTCAAGCCCTGTCGCCGCATATCCTGTATGTTCCGTTTTTGCTCTCCGGTCACAACAATCACCTCCATGGAGAAAAAAAGAAGGGCGGCTCCTTTCAAACCGCCCCAGCGTTATTTCGGAATTTTGAGAACCTGTCCCGCATAAATCGTTGTCGAGGACAGGCCGTTCAAGGACATAATCTCCGGGTATCGCGCGCCGCTACCGAGCTTCTTCTGCGCAATGCCCCATAAGGAGTCGCCTTTGGCCACTGTATAAGTGGTATAGGCTTCACCGGCTTGATTGCCGTCTATCTTGGTCAAAACCTCCTCGTTCACCCAAGTGTTGATGCCCGCTTCCTCGGAACCACTCGTCTTCTTGACCTTTTTGCCCAGCAGCACACAGGTTTTGCCGCCTTTGACGACCGGCTTACCACTCGATGTGACCTGTGTTATCTTGTGGTAGTAATCCGAAATCACCCACGACGGAACTTTCGTGCTACCCGAATAGTAGTCGACCGTGCCGCTTTTGAAGGCCACCAGATCGCCGACCGCAAAAACACCGCTAGGCGTATCCGTTATCTCTGGATACAGCCGATTTCCCTTATCGTCAAAGACAAAATAACCGGGATTTTTATCAGTCAGTGTCTTGGCGTTACCCAGCACCTTGAACGCACCAAGCTGCGAGTCCGCATCGCTCCAGGACTTACGCACGCGGTAATAACCGTCCGTTTCCACGCTACCGCCCCCGGACGAACCGCCTGCCAGCGCCGCTTTGACCGTCGCACGGAAGGTGCCCATCGATTCGCCATGCTTGGGAAACCAGTGCATCGTATCCGCATGGTTTGATGCGATGCCCAATTTATGTCCCTCGCTGTGGCAGATGATGTTCTGTTCCGACAAACCATAGAGCTTGCAGAGATACACGCAGAGCGCCACAGCGTTCGCCCACGCGGCTCGGAAATACGCCTCATGCTTTGCTGCGTCATACCCGACCATCGTCGCGCCGCCCGAATAAGAGAAGCCCGCGGGCTCGCAGATTTCAAATCCGATATGGCTGTCGTTTGCCGAACCGCCCGCGTGCCAGCCGCGATGATCCCAGGGCAGGTACTGCCAAATTTCCTTATCGTCCAAAAAAGCATGGACGCAGACCTGCCTGTCGGTTTCGCCTGCTTTGTAGGACTTGTTCCAGCGGCTGAACCACGCGGCGGCCATCACGCCGGGCGTGGCAGTGCTGTGTACCATGATACCCTTCGGCACGATCTTCCGGTTTGCCGTGTAGCAGTCGTTTCGCGTCATATATTTCGTGGTCAAATTCATAAGGATTCCTCCTTCGGGTTCAGTCGCGTCCTCAAAACCAACAACACCGCCCGTGCCGTATCCATGCACTAAGGCGGTGTCGTGGTAGTAGAACGCGAGTATTCGGTGATATGGAACGCCGTTTTTCGCCGCCCACATCGCGCCAACCTGGGACAGACCCACGCCGTGGCTGGCGGCGGTGGGCTTTTCCTCCCGGGCAGCGATATCCCATTCATCGGTTTTGGTGACGTAGTACGGGTAATGACGGCTCCACACGTCGCCGCTGCGTTTGGTCAGGCCGCCGTTGGACGAGGAATAGAAGCAGTCGATGATCTCGCCGCCGTAGCAGAGCACCTGTCCGGCTGTATCGGTCACAGCCTGCCTGCTTCGCGGACTGGAGAGCGACAAGGCATAACGATATGCTTGAAAAGTGGATGTATCGTCCATGACCACGCCCGCCAGCGTCCGTTTTACCGCAAAGGTGCGCGCTGCGACAGCCTGGGCCTTGAGCGCCTCCATATCAGCCGACTCATAGATTTCGGCGGGAACCACCCCGCAGAGATATTCCTCTAAGTCCAAAGACACAGGCTGTGATCCAAATTGAGCGACATTTTCCGAGCGCGTCATTCTGATGGTTATCTTCATGACCCATCGCCGCCTTTCTTGTCATCCCTGTCGTGCAGCTGCTCCAGAATCGATTTGAGCTTCTCGGGGATAGGCAATCCGATATGCGCGGCGTTTTCCAAGATGGAAATCCCCTCGTTGCTCAGATAGAAGAAAATCACCGCCGTCCGAATCGCGCCGCCGTCGCCGAGTACCTGACTGTCGATGATGTGGCCCACGCCGACCAGCACGAAAATGAGGACCTTCTTGAAGATGCCCTTCGCACCAATCTCGCTGGAGAGCTTTTTGTCCGCAATCGCGCACATTACGCCGGTCAAATAATCGATGACTACAAACGCGATGAGGGCATAGAGAAATCCATCCAAGCCACCGAGGAACCAGCCGAGGAAGCCACCGATGGCGGCAAAGGCCACCTGTATCCAGTTCCAGATTGCTTTCATTGTTAAAACCTCCGTTTCAGTTGGATTTTTGTATATAGCGCCGTTCGAACCGGCGCAAAAAGAACGCCCTGCCGTTTGCTTGCAAAGCGTCCTTGAAACCTTGACGATATCAAATTGTCAAATCTGGTTGGGCAACGCCTTCCACAGTCTCATGTCTTCCTGTCCAAGCGACCATATAGCAATGCCTCGCAGCTTCCAGCGGTACGCTGCTTCATTCGCCCAATATACGAGGCTGTCTACATCCTGATAGTACAGGATGGAGAAGCCGTCCGCGTCGCCAAGGAACAACCGGGCGATCCAGACGTTGATGTCTCTCGGCACCACTTTGGCAACGTAATCCCCGCCGCAGGCGATCTGGAGCAGATCGGAATGGAAAAAATCATAATCCAGCGATATATCTTCACTGCGGGTAGCTATTTCCTCCACGTCGCTGTTGACCGAAAACACTTGAAACTCTTCGTCCCATGTGATCCCTGTGCGGGCAAGCCTGCCGAAGCTCTTTGTGGTACCATCCGGCATAAGCACATCGAAGGCCTCATATGGCTCGTAAGCCCACGCGTCCCCAAGCCGTAGCAACTCGCATACCGTCCGGCTGTCCGAGCGGTAGCCCGCATAGCCTCCGGTACTACTCACGGTTGCTGTAAAGCGCAGGGTGTAGCTCGTACCGGAGTAAACCTTGACCGTATTGCCGCGCTTGCGCATCTCAATGGTGTACATGTTCGGGTTGGAACGGAGATTGCTGTCCGGCGTCCTGCTGAAGCTCGTAGCGTAGCTGCCCCGCAGCGTAGAGCTTTGGTACAGCTCGATGCGCTGCGTATCGTAGTTGAGACAGCAGAACAGGTCGCCGCAAAATACGCCCGCACGACCACCTCCGCTTTGCGGGAATGCCAGCCGTGCCCGGATATGGACATCTGAAAAATTGTCATATTTCCACGCAAGGCGGCCTGACCCCTCAAGCTGAGAGTAGGGGCGATTGGCTGTGCTGTCGGGATCCTGCCACACGTCCCATTCTCCGTCCAACACCGTCCAATAGCTCTCCGGCAGTATGTTCTCATCCCGAAAGTCCTCGTACCAAACAAGGGCAGAGTCTGGTTTTCTCCTGAGCATTTCGCAGGTAAGCTTAAAGCCCCGGTCGGGCACAGCCATCACGCCGTTCACATCCTTGAAGCTGCGGGGGGAAAGCGCGAAAATCGCCTCGCCAGCGGACGGAGCCTCCGAGAAGCTGCTGCAAACTCGAAACCCATAAAATTGCGTACCGGGCACGCCTCCACTGATGCTGACAGTATGAGCGCCCGCCGAAAGAAAGACACCCTTTACAAGAGTGTGCCAGCAGAGCCGCCGCCAATACGGCCACCACAGGCGGTTTTCCGAGAAGGTTTTGGGGGTTGCGTCCAGCGAAGCCACGATGGCATTCTTGTCCCAAAATGGATAACAGAGTCTGACCGCCACATCGTAAGTACCAGCTTGTGTGATCTGGAAATGATATGTGGCCGTACCACCCTCACCAAGCGAAGCCATGCTCTCTGTCACGGTGACGTTGCCGGTATAACTGTCAGGCACGCCGTTGCGGTCGATAGATATCACCCCGAACTCTGTCCGCTGCTCTTTGCCATAGGCTGTTAAATAGCGCCGCCTGTTATAAGTTTCCTGTAAAAGCGGACTTCGCCGCTCTACAGCGTCCCAACCCTCCATATAATCATACACATGGGGCAGCGCCCACGGCACCTTATCGTAATCGTCCCAATAGGCGATGATGGGGATCATGGGTTGCGGCGGGCCGTCGTCCGTAAAGTTATAACCTCCGGTCATCCACAACTGCGCGGCATAATAGGTGTTGGAAATCCCGCGATAAGTGATGCCGAGATTCTCGGGCGTGTCGTGGATCCTCCAGTTCCAACCGAAAGCAGGCAGCCCCATGAAAATTTTATCCGGATCCATGACCTGCACAGCGTAATTGTAGATACCCTCCAGCCAGCTTCGCGGGGAGACGGGGCCGGGGGCGGAGCCTGCCCACGCCATGCCATAGCTCATGATGGCGGCGGTATCACAATAAGCGTTCAAATCCTCGTATACGCACCAGTTCTCACCGCCCACCGAACCTTGCACACTCGTCATGCCGGGTAAGCACAGGTTGACGAGTTTGGCGGGGTTGTAGTTCTTGACTGTTTGATAAATATCGTGGAACAGCACATTGGCCGCATTCCTGTTCTCATACCCACCGCCACGCTCTAAATCGATGTCCACACCGGCGCACCAAGGATACTTCTGCATGATCCGCACGATTTCCGAAAGAAAGGTAGTTTTTGCGCCGCCCTCGTTATTGCGTAACGCCGTAAAAATAGAGGCCGTCCCATGGTTCATGATCGTGAGCAGCCACTTGATGTGGGGCCATCTTGCGCGGTATGTAGCGAGACTAGCCACATCGGTTCCGGTTTCGGTGATCGCGCCGGATATATTGACCTCAAATGTAAAAATACCGACTGTGTCCAGCCGGTCGCCATAATCTCGCAGGGCCTGATACATACGAGCGTTGCCCATGAAGCTCCACACCATGCACTTCTTTCCTTTTAAATAATCCCTCATGGCCGATCCTGTCCTTTCATCATCTCCCGGTACTCAAAATACACCCGCGCCGATTTGCGCTCCTGAAGCTGAACCTGATGTTTGCTGTCATGGGCAGCGGAATATTGAAAAAATCCGTGCTTTGGCGTGGCACTTCCGTTTTTCAGACATTCCCGCGTGGAAGCCCGCAGCGCCAGTTCGTCACCAGCGTTTGCCGAGGCGAGGAAGCGCATTTTATGCGATCCCGCGCCCTGGGAGAGGGCAACGCTTTCTGCCGTCATGTCCTGAATGGGGTAAATATAACAGTCCAGCCCTGCGGAGGTTTCACCCAGATTGAAGATGATGATGGTATCCCCGGTGCGCACCACGCCGTTGTGGTATCGCGGTGGGTTTGGTGAATTTCTAAGCATTGTGGTGGTGTGGGGTGTGTAGCCAGTCAACTGGTCACCCTCCTGCATCTGAAGATCGGTAAACCAGATAGTGCCGGTGCTGTCTGCGATAAGCGGGCGCACGGTGATGCTGACCACCCGCATATCTTCCTTGGTTTTAAGCGTTTCCGTAAACCGAATGAAATTTGTCACCATGGCCATCACCTACCCGTCCTGCGTCCACTGGATCTCACCCACATGACCGACCCAGCCGGTGGCGATGGAACCGGCCTGCAGCATGATATCCGTAAAGTACACTGTTCCCGTACAGTCGGTGATGCAGAGCCGGATGGTAATGGCGCGCAGGACGCCAGAACCTCTTGGCGAAGCGTTCCGCGCAATCTGTTGCAAATAGGCCATACCACCACCTCCTTTTAGAACAAATCAATAAAGCGCGTTTCGATGGAACCGTCCTCATATTCAAACACCACCTCGATGCCTACCTGGCCGTTCGCACCTTTTGTCAAATTTTCCGAACCGATCTGCGCCGATATGGTATAGTTGCGCCGCGAGGCCGGATTGACCGTCTGCGCCATGCTTTTCGTCATGCCGGGAACACCGACTGCCTTGAAGGAAGCCGTACCTGTTACACCACTCTCGGTGTCGACTTCAAAGCCTGAGTTCTGCCAGTAAGCGAAACCGTCATCCGCGCGGGAATTCCGCAGATGATTAAAGGGCACCATGTCCCGGATTTCTTGCTGCACAAGATCGGACTGTGCCAATTGGTCGGCAATAGTTTCTTCCGGCGCATCGCCTAATTCCCGCAGCTTGCTGGATAGCTCCAGCACGGTTTGCCACGGTTCCTGCAAATTGTACTGCCTGCGGACGATCCGCGTCCGGATGGTCAAATGCAGGTCGCGGTCGTCCACCGTGACGATATCGCCAAGCTCCCAAGCTTCGTGCTCATAACCGGTAAGGGTGGATAAATCCATGGCCGAAAGCACATAGGAAACACGAGGCTTTGCGTACTCGGCCAGCCGCATTCTTGTATACTCCAGCATCTGATATGGGTTGCTGAAATTGGACAAATCGAGAGTGGAAACACGAACCTCGCCGGAATAGGTGAAGTCCTCCACATATTCTTTGCCGCCGTTGATGGAAGCGAAGGTCATGTTGTCCTTGCCATAAGCAAACAAGCGGGTTATAAGGCTGCGGGTATCGACCACGCGCTTGATGCTGTTCAGGTTTTTCCGGTACGCGAACAGCGCGCCGCTTTCCTTACCGCTGAAGGTCAGCAAGTGCACCAGCCGGTTGGCGCTGTCGAACACGAGGTCGCCGCCGTGGATGTTCTGTACTGCCCGCAGGATAGCCAGCGCGTTTTTTTCCGTGCTCTGCCATGTCCGCAGGGTGGATACGTTGACCGTGCCCACCGACCAGCCGGTGCCCTCAAGCGCGTAGCGCATCGGCACGTCCGGCGTATCCGCGTTGAATTCGATGGGTTGCTTTTCCGCACTGAACGCAAGATCATAAAAAGCGGCCTCGGCGTACACTGTGGTCAGGGTGGATCCGTCAGTGCTTTTTTCATCGGAGAGAGTGCGAATGCGGTAGATATCATTTACGATCTGTACCGATTTTTCGTTATCCAAAGCCGCCCGTTTGCCGTCGCCCCAAGGCAGCTTGAATTCCAGCACTTCCGCGCCGTTGACCTCGCCGGTGACGATAATATCAAAGGCATTCTCCAGCACGGCTTCCCACGCTCCGTTTGCGGCCAGCACTACGGGCCGGGCAAAGCCCAGCTTCTCATAAGGGGGCTTGGGTATATCATGAAGCTGGATTTCCAGCAACTTCGGCGTTCTCGCCGTATCGGTGGTGGCCAGCGTCACCCGGAACCGGATGTATTGTCGGTTAGGCGACTGCAGCTCGCCGCCGCTGCCCACCGTCTGCCACGAAGACCATTCCTCCAAATCGCCGGAGGTGGCCGTTTCTACCTCTGCTATGGAAGTGACGCCCGCAATATATTCGCTGGTTAATGCCACCCGCCCGCTGCCGGATAGAGAACAGGGCACCGCCTTGGTATACAGCATACCGCTTGTGGGATAAACACCACTTGTTGCCTTGAGCACGACCGCGCCGGGTTCCGTCAGAGCATCTACAGCAGCAGCGCTATCGGCACCGTTGGCTAACAGTGCCATTTTGAAATGATCCCGTAAATCGTCTATGGTCAGCTGCGAATCGGTTTCCATGAACCAATCGTCAAAGCCCCCAGCGTAATAATAGGTATCGGCGTGCATGCCCATGACGATATTCGCTGTACAGGTCGGGTTAAGCGTACCGGTAAAGGTACGTTTAGGAGCTATCCAAACCGCGCCGTTGCTCCGGTCGCAGAGTATAAACTGTGAAGTCTTGGCCGTTACCTCAATCACGGCCGCGATGAAATACCAGCCGCCATTAACCATCGAAAAACTCGGTGTTTCGCTCTGATCAAGGAGCAATGTTCCCGCCGAGTTGTAGAGCATCATGCGCGGCCTACCCTGAAAGAGCGACACATAGAAAATCGGCTGGCCGGGACCTTGCCGGGTGTTAAAGATTGGACTATACGTTTGTCCGACCGAGTAGGTGGTTGGGTTGATCCAGCCGCCCACTGCGATTTTTTCTCCCAGCGCACTAAAAAAGCTGCCGTCGTTGGCAGCTATAAGATGTGTTTTTTCGCTGGTTGGATTGCTGATGTTCTGCCGGAAATATTGCCCAAACCGGCTCACTGGAAGGGATGCGGTGGTGCCCGACCAGCCCGATATCGTAAAATGCCGCCCGTGACCGGAGGAATCCCGGAGCTGCGTATTGCTGTCCGGAGCGCTTTCATTAAAACGCCATAGCGCGGAGGTGCGCTCTGTTACGGGATATTCACCGGTAAAGTCCTCCTGTGAGGTTAAAATTGATCTGACCGCCACCTATTATCACCTCCAGCGGCTCTTTGCCTGTATTTTAAGCTCCGTGAACGTTGCGCCCACGGCAGTTATTTCAATATTGTTCATGCCCTTGCGTAGAACAGGGAAATTCAGCTCTTGCAAACACGGCAGGCCGTTTCGCAGGGTGTTTCCGCTGGAATCCGTCACCTTAGCTGTCACCAAGCCCGTATCAATCACCAGAGTCTCGTTTTCTGCCAAAGGCCCGATGATGCGCAGTTCCTCTCCATTGGTAATGAGGGAGATATAAGTCGAAGAGGACGGCGCAAGTATACCCTTGAGAAGATATACAGGCTCCGAGTCTGCGTTTCCCACTTGCCGATCCGCTTCATGAAGTCCAGCTGCGGAAAACGTAAATACTTCATCTTCCAACGCGTAAGCATATGGATCGGGACAGACGAACCGCAGGTCGAATGTGCCCGCCGACCGCAACAGCCGCTCGCAGTCTACTGCCTCAGAAAGCCGTGCCATGAAATATCGGTCGGGCACATCGTCCAGTACCAGCTGTTTGAGTCCGTTCACCGGATTGAGCCATTCGGCCATACCATCCAGCACCGACACCAGATCAGCAAAGCTGCGCTGTGGATATACGCTGCAACTCACTGTTACGATCCGTTCGGCGCTGTCACAACCAAAGTCGGCCACACCTGCCTTGCCGGGTACGGTGACAAAAGAATTGCGCAGGGAGGGAGACGCTTGCCAGCTTGTCAGCCGCGCTTTGATTTTCATGCTTTGCGACGAAATGCCGCCAAATATCAAGCCCATATGATCCCTCCCTTAAGCCGGACTGAAACGTCCCTGGGCTCTTGCGCTAGTCTGCATCAAATTGTATAGCTCCTGTGAAACCCTGCGGATGTCGTCCTCGCTGCGCACAAACATCTGCTGAACAATTACCAGCGGGTTATTGCCGATCCCTTCGATTCCGCCGCTGCCGTTCACATTTACGTTGGGATTGACATCGAAACTTGTCGGGACCGCCTCCTGCATACCCTCGGCAACCTTCGCCATCGCCCTGTAGAAACCCGAGCCGATGCCTTGAGCCATGTCATCCCCAATGCCCGCAAAGACGGTGGACGGAGAATGGATACCCAACAGTCCTTTGACACCGCTGACAACGCCCCCCACAAAACCCTTGATTTTATCGGTAATCCAGCTGACCATGGATTGGATGCCTTTCCAGAGTCCCTGCACGATGTTCTTCCCGATCTCCACGACAGATGTGACGGCTTTCCCCAAACCGTTTAAGATGGCTGCGATGATCTGCGGGATGGCTTTGATAAGTTCGGGGATCGCCTTGACCAGTCCGACCGCCAGCTGTCCGATCAGGGTTACACCCATTTGGATGATCTTGGGCAGGTTGCTGGTTATCGCATTTATAATAGAAGAAATGATCTGCGGGATGGCCGCCACGATGGTCACGATGATCCTCGGAAGGTCGCGGACCAGTGCAATCAGCAAGTTGATACCTGCCTGTACAATTTGCGGTATGCTATCGATCAGCGCCGTCACAATACCGCTTATAATCTTCGGGATCGCCGCCACGATTGCGGCAATGATCTGCGGCAACGCCGTAACCAGTGAGGTCAGGAGTTGTATGCCCGCGTCGATAATCTGCGGAATCGCCCCGATGATGAAATCCACCAATGAGGTAATAATCGCCGGAAGCGCCGCGATAAGCTGTGGAATGGCATCAAGAAGTCCCTGCGCCAATCCGAGTATCAACTGCAAAGCCGCGTCCAATAACATCGGCAGGTTATCAATCAATCCCTGTACGATGGTTGTGATCGCGTTAACGGTTGCCGGAATAAGCTGCGGAAGCGCCTGACCAATGCCTTTCACCAGAGCCACCACCAGTTGCACCGCCGCGTCTATCAGAAGTGGCAGATTGTCGATGAGCGCTCCGACAATAGTCATCACAGCATCCACCGCCGCCGGTATCAATTTCGGCAATAGCGTCAGAATCGTAGTCAGCACCTGCGTGAACAAATCCACAACCGTTGAGAGCAAGGTCGGAAGTAAATCGCCGACCGCCTTCAATATTCCATTGAGAGCGGGCGGCAGCGCCTTGACGATATTTTCGATGACAGGCACGATGTTTTTTACGACGTTTTGGAACGCCTCCACCACGTTGCCAATCAGGAGACCGACGTCCGCGTTAGCGTTGCCCAGACCCGCCATCAGATTAGAGATAGCCGACTGCATACCCGCCACTGAGCCGCTTATCGTTTCTGTGGCTTCCTTGGCGGTCGTCCCTGTGATGCCCATTTCCGTCTGGATAACGTGGATTGCCTCGGCGACGTCCGCATAGGAGGAGATGTCGTATTTAATGCCTGAAAACTTCTCAGCGTCGACGAGTAGCCGCTCCATTTCAGACTTTGTACCGCCGTAGCCCAGTTTCAGGTTGTCGAGCATCGTGTAGTTCTGCTTGGCGAATCCTTGATAGGCGGTTTGTATCGACGAGATGTCCGTACCCATTTTGTTGGCGTTATCGGCCATATCTGTGATGGCCATGTCCGCGACCTGCGCTGCTTTTGCGGTGTCGCCGCCAAGGGACTGGATAAGGCTTGCGGAGAACCCCGTGACGGTCTCCATATATTCGTTTGCGGACATACCGGCGGTCTTGAAGGCGTTTTCGGCATAACCCTGTACAGTCTGTGATGCTTCGCCGAACAGCGTATCGACGCCGCCGACAAGTTGCTCGTAATCCGCGTAAGCAGAGATTACCTCTTTGGCGAGTTTAACGGCGGCTGCTCCGGCAGCCACGGCCACTGCACCCATCGCCGCGCCAATGCCCTTAAGGACGCCGCCCAGCTTCTCGAACTTGCCGCCGGACTTCTCGGCTTCGTCGCCCGTCTCTTTCAGTTCGTCGCCGAGTTTGTCTGTTTCCTTGGCAGCGTCAGCTTCTTCCTCGCCCATATCGTCGAGCGCCTTCTCATTTGCGGAGAGCTCCCGCTCCATGCCATTGAGTTCGGCTTTGGCATTGTTAAGCTGGACCGCCCACGCCTGTGTCCGTTTGTCGTTTTCGCCAAAGGAGTCGGTGGCGTTTTGCAAAGCAGCCTGAAGCGTGGTAATCTTGTCCTTCTGCGCGTCGATTTCCTTATTGAGAACCTGATTCCGCGCCGCCAGCGACTGTATGGACTTATCGTTTTTATCAAACTGCGAGGACACCAGATTCATCTCGGAAGCTAACACCTTGAAGCTCTGGTTGATGTCGCGCAGGGCATTTTTAAACTCTTTTTCGCCCTCAACGCCAATCTTCAGACCAAAATCATCCTGCCAAACGTACCGCCCCCTTCATCAGAAAATGGCAAACAAAGAACAGCCAAGATGAAAAACACACCGCTGGCTGTTCCATGTTTGCGCCTTATATGCCCTCCGGAATCACGTCGTCTATGAACATCTCCCGCTTGGGCTTAGACATTCCGAGAAACTGGCAATGGCACTCCCACAAATCCAGCAGCAGGCCAAGGGGCGTCAGCCACGTTTCTTCTTCGGAACGGTTCAGGTGTACCGTCCCATAGTAAAGCAATCGAGTGAACAACTCAGCGTCGCTCACTCGACCTCGGCGTTTTTTGAGTTGTCCTCACCGACCACATCACGCTTGGTGCCTTTGAACATGGCCTCAGTGATGGCGTTTTTGTAAGTGGCAAGATCCAACGGGGAGGTGAGAAGCTCGACCGCCTCCTCGGTTAGCAAATCCTTAGGAGCATTCTTCTCTTTCAGATTGTGGATCAAGATACTCTGGTTGGCCAGTAGTGTGATAAGCCACACAATTTCATCGAGTGCCATCTCGAAATTTTCGGATTTCATCAGCTTATCCCCAAGATTTTCAAGACCACCATATCGCTTGGCAATCTCTTTGGTGGCACGCGTGGTCAACACCATCTCAAATTCCTCGCCGCCGATCTTGATGACGGCGCTCCGGTCCGTATCCGACATCATGTACCGCCTCCTTCCACAGCAAAGACCGGTTCATACACCTGCGTGTACCAGCCGGTTATAGTGGCTGCCGCAACGCCGGTATCATCCTCGCTAACTTCCGCTTTCCACGGGTGGTTGCCTTGGCCATCGAGTTTATTGCGGCGTAATACCGTACCCTCGATGGTAGGGGTGGAAAAGGTAATGCTCTCGCCCTTGGTGGCGAGGTTGGTCGCCGGAACGCCGAATTTAACCCTGTACAACCAAAAATAGCGGTATTTGCCGTTCGCCTTTTTCGCACGGAAGCCAATGGCGACCGGCGTGCCGCCATCCTCGCTGGCCGAGATCAGCACCTTGTTGTCGTCGATCTTCGCGCCCGTTAAATCCTCAGCAGCGATGACCCCGATGTCATCAACGCCCAGCGACAACGTTCCTGATTGAAATTCTTTGACGATCTCCGCTGCGCCGTCGTCAGCATAAAGCGTCGCTTCGGCTAATTCCACGGAAAGCTCTGCCGTCATCGCCTTGGCCAGCGAAACCGGGGTCGCGTAGGTTTCATCGCCGTTCTCGCCTTCGGTAATTTTGGCATAATACAGCCTGTCAAGGCCTATCGTTGCCATATCTCATTCCTCCTTTAACTCGTACTCTTTTGCCACGTCGATGGCATAATGGTGAAAACCGGTATCATCCTCGTGGCCGATATACCGGCGATCTGTGATGGTGAAGTCCGCATCCAGCAACGCCTCCACCACCTGATTTTTGCGGGCCGTGTAGTTGCCCTTGGAAAACAAAGACAACCGCGCCTCTTGTACCTCGTGGTGAGGGCGGTTGTCGGCAAAGAGTTCGAAGATATCCACCATCGGCGTGATGACGAGATACTCGTCAGGCGGCACTCCGCTGAACACGCCGGTTTCGATGGGAAGACCCGGAATTTCCAAGACAGTATTCAAATCTGAAAGCAAACTCATATCTGACCCAGCTCCTGTTCCAGCTTCGCCTTCATTGCCTCAGCGCAGGTTTTTTTCGTGGCTGATTTCGCCGGTTTCAGAAATGGCTTAGCTGGCTGCCCGGATTTGCCGTACTCGATGATGTTGGCGATCTTGGCGTTGCTTTCTCCATCCCGTCGAGGCTCGGAAAAGCCGATCTTAATATTGTGATTGCCATCCCTGTCCTGCAAAACGGGAGAAAGCCCCAAGGCACCAGCCAGTTCGCCGGTCGCGCGCGACTCATATTTGGTGCCGCTTCCTACGACCGATTGCAGGTTGGATTTCACTTTATCCAGCACAACCTCGCCGCCCGTTTCCAGCACCCGGGGGATGATCTCGTCGGTTTTCTCGCCTAGACGGGAAATCTTCAGAAGAAACTCTTCGGGCATTTTCACATCAACCTTTGCCACTGGCCGTCACCTCCTTCTCGGCGAGCGCCTCGATGTACATGCCGCGTCCCTTAACATCCTCGACGCTGACAATGTTGTACCTGCCGTCCGCACAAACCAGCACGAGGGAAGTCGTGATCTCAAGGCCGGGTATTTTTCGGAAACGAAACAGGGCGGACGCTTTTGAAAACGCCGCCCTGTTCGCCCAGCTTTCGCTGCCGTGCCGGTCCTCTTTATACGCCCGGATGCTTGCCAGCACGGTATCGCCTTTTATGGCGAATCCCTCGCTGTCTTTGACGGGCTGGGTTGAAACGATATCCACGAAGGTGTTCATTTTCCCAAAGCTCATGTCTCACACCTTCCAATTCCGGTCGAGCCGCAGGAGCATATTGACCGTATTCCAAACCTGCTGCCCGGCCTCCACGCTATTAGAAAAAAAGCCGCCCGTGCTGCCGTCCCGACTCTCGTAAAAGTGGGACGACAGCATAATCACGGCCTGCTCGGTGGTAGGCGGCATGGCGTGTTCGGTATAAAAGCCCTCAGCAATATGCTGATAGCTTTCGGCGTAGGAAACAGCGGCGCGGATAAATCCCCGTAATAGGTCATCATCCGCGCCGTGTTCCAAAATAAGATTCGCTTTGACTTTTTCGAGCAGTTCATCCACGCCGTCCACCTCCGATTACGATGCTTTCTGCTGCAGCACCTTGATCGCCTCGGGCAGCGTCAGCTTGCCGTCCAAGCGCTGAGAAGCGAGAAATCCGACCTGTCCCGTTGCCGCGAACAGCTCGTTGAGGCGTTTGAAGGTTCTGCCCTGACGGTCTGCGATCCAGTAATAGCTGAGATCGCCGAAGATGACGGTCTTGTTGCTGGCCGCCACTTCGGGCATAAACTCGGAGGTAATGACCCTCTTGCCGAGAATGGTGTCGGGCGTGCCCGCCACCAGCGAAGGCTGCCACAGATACTGCCCCTGGCTATCCTTGAGCTTACGGATCGTCTTGATGGTGCTGTCGTTCATGATCAGCACAGCGTTCCTGCGGTAGGGCGATCTTAAGGAGTAGATCAGATCGATCAGCTCATCCGCAGTGATTGCGGTTGCGCTTGCCGACGTAACGCCGACCTGCGCGCCTCCGGTCGTATGGAGAATGCCGGTCGGTTTGCCCACACCGTCGCCCGTAAGAAAAGCCTCTTCTTCAGCAGCGCCCACGCGACGCGCAAACTGTGCGGCGATGTAGCTTTCCAAATTGAAGAAAGCGTCATTGAGCAGCTCATCCGACACCTTGAGCATCGTCGCAACCTTGTATGCATTGAGGGTCACCTGTCCGAAGCTGTCGTCGCTCTCGGGAATCGCGCCTTCTTCATCCACCCACGAAGCCGTGCCTTTGGTTGCAACCACGGGGATTTTCCGATCACCGTAGCTGGTGCTGATGATATTGCAGAGGGTGCGCAGAACGTTGGCCTCCTCCAAGGATTGGATCAGGGTCCGTTCGAATTCGTCCGGCACCAGATAGCCGCCCTCGGTATCGGTACCGATCTGCAAGGCGTTCTGCACGTCGAAGCTGTGTTTGTTGCGCATAGCCTTCCAGAAGGCCTGCCTGTACTCGTCCGTCGCCCTGCCGGTCTTAACCTCACCGGTAGTCGTGGGCTTGTTGGTGATAGGGGTGTTGGTCGGCTTAGAAAGCTCCAAGTCGATGGCAGCCTGACGCTCCAGCCGTTCGATTTCCTTGCCCAGCGCCACCACGGCGGCTTCCATTTTTTCATAAGCCGCCGTGTCCTCTGCGGACAGAAGCCCGTCGCCGCCCCGCTTGGAATCCAAAAGGGCCTTGGCGTCTTCCCATACCTTTGCGCGCTTTTCGCGCAGTTCTAAGATTTTGTTCATTGTCATTTCCTCCTTCAAAATTTAGGGCTTAAGCAAATCGAGCCGCTTTTGCAGCGACTCGACCGGTGTGCCTGTGGGTTTTTGTTGTCGTGTGAGTTTTCGCAGGATGGAATTGGTGACCGCCTGTCGGCTGAAGATCATACTGGCCGATAGGTCAAATTCGGCAGGCGGCGCATCACTCTCCGTGAACAGGAGGTCGTCGGCAAAGCCGAGTTCAATCGCCTTGTTGGCGTTCATCCAGCTTTCCGCGTCCATCATGTGGGAGATGCGCGCCCGGGAAAGACCTGTTTTCAACTCATACGCGTTGATGATGGATTCCTTGACCTCATTGAGCATGGCGATGGCTTTTGCCATCTCCTCGGAATCGCCGATGGCAATGGTGGCCGGGTTATGGATCATCATCATGGAAACCGGCGACATATATACCTCGCCACCAGCCATAGCGATGACCGATGCGGCGCTGGCCGCAATGCCGTCAATTTTTATGATCACGTTCCCGGGGTAGTCCATCAGCATGTTGTAGATTTGAGCGGCAGCAAAAACGTCACCGCCTGGGCTGTTAAGCCAGATGGTGACGTCGCCTTCGCCGTTTTGCAATTCATCCTTGAATTGTTTAGGCGTGATTTCATCGCCCAGCCAGCTCTCCTCGGCGATAGCGCCGTCGAGGTAGAGTGTACGGCTGCCGTCCTCATTCCGCACCCAATTCCAAAAGCGGCGAGGAGGGCTTGCGTTACTTGTTTTGCCCATTGTTTAATTCCTCCGTTTCCGTTTTGCTTTGACCAGAAAAAATGCCTGCGTCCGCGAGCTTGGTCATGTTGCCGTTGATCAGGTACAGATCACCTCCCAGTTCCTCCGGAATCCGGTTCATGTTCTCCAGTTCTCGAATGTCATTTGCGCTCATCCACCCGTTTTGTCGGGCAGTGGCATAACCGCTCATTCGGCTTGCGTAATCGCCACGCAGCAATCCGTCCACATTGAACTTCACAAAATAACGAGATTTTTCCGAGGGCAGGAGAAGCGATTGCTGCAAGGCCTGTTCCCAACGCGTCACCCACGGATCAAGCGTATACTTGACGAATTCCAGTGATTGCTGCTCGATATTCGAAAAGCTGGATTTATCCAGATCGGCCACCATATGAGGCGGTACGCGGAAAATGCGGGCGATTTCATTGATTTGAAACTTCCTTGTTTCCAAAAATTGCGCTTGTTCTGGAGGGATGCCGATGGCTTGGAACTTCATTCCTTCTTCCAAAACGGCAATGCGATGGGCATTGGCGCTGCCCTGATAAACACTGTTCCAGCTGTCCTTCACGCGCTGCGGGTCTTTAACCACCCCGGGATGCTCCAAAACTCCGCCGGGGTTCGCACCATTGGCGAAGAAGGACGCGCCGTATTCTTCCGTGGCCAGCGCCATGCCGATGGCGTTTTTCGCCATAGCGATAGGCGAATAGCCAATCAATCCGTCGAAGCCGAGGCCGGGGATGTGCAATACCTCGTCCCGGCGAAGGGTTACCATGCCGCCGCGCGGATCGAGGCGGTTTTCCTCCGTGTCGCGCCGGTAGATGTAATACAGCTCGCCGTTTTGCGCCCTGTCCACATCCATCTTGTTGGGCAGCAAGGGGTAAAGGGCGAGCACGCGCCCGCGCCCGTCTCGGATGATCTGCGCATAGGCATTGCCCCATATAAGGAGATGGTTCATCAGCGTTTCTCGAAACACAAAGGAAGTCATCTCGGGATTCGGCTCGTCGTGGAGCAAATAGTAAAGCGGATGGCTGATAACCTTCTCCTTACCGCCATCCGCTTTGTATTGGTAAATATGGAGCGGCAGCCCCGCGATTGCCTCGGCCAATATCCGGACGCAGGCATATACTGCCGTGGTCTGCATGGCCGTCCGTTCGTTCACGGACTTGCCGCTGGTCGTGCCGCCGAACAAAAAACTGACTGCACTGCCAAGCCGGTTCTTCGGTTTATCCCGAGACCGGAACAATCGGGAAAACACGCTCATAAAATCAACAACCCCCTCTCATCGTAAATTGAAGCGCCATCACCGTCGCCGCCATGCCGCAGCGCACGGTCCAGCGCCATGATAGTCGCCACCGCGCCGTCGATTTTTTCCGTGGATTTCTCTTTATCCGGTTTCACATTACCTGCCGGATCCGTCTTGATGAAGATGTTGTCCATCATCCACCGAAGCGCGGGATGCCCGCCGTGAGCAATTTTTTCTTCCAGCGTAAGTTTCATGAGTTCCTTCGTCGGGGGCGACATATCTTTAAAGCCCTGACCGAACGGCACGACGGTGAAGCCTAAACCTTCAAGGTTCTGCACCATCTGCACGGCACCCCAGCGGTCGAAAGCGATTTCCTTAATGTTGTACTTCACCCCAAGCTCCTCAATAAAGCTCTCGATGAAGCCATAATGCACCACGTTGCCCTCCGTGGTCTTTAAATAGCCCTGCCGTTCCCAAATGTCATATGGCACATGATCGCGCCGCACCCGCAGGTCGAGGTTATCCTCCGGAATCCAGAAGAAAGGCAGTATTTGATATTTGTCGTTTTCATCCAGCGGAGGGAAAACCAGAACAAAGGCCGTGATATCGGTGGTGCTGGACAGGTCGAGGCCTCCATAGCAGATGCGTCCGCGTAGGCTGTCCGCATCGATGGGGAACGCGCATTTATCCCACTTTTCCATTGGCATCCAGCGTACCGATTGCTTGACCCATTGGTTCAAGCGGAGCTGCCGGAATAGGTTTTCCTCGGCAGGATTCTGGCGAGCGTTTTCAAAGGCCACCCGCAGTTTTTCAATATCCACGGTGATCCCGAGGGATGGGTTGACCTTTTTCCATAAGATTTCTTTTGTCCAGTCCGCGTTGTCCGGCGCGCTGTAAATGACCGGATAAAAGGTCGGGTCCACCTTGCGGCCCTGCAAAACATCCTCGGCCTTCTGATGTACCTCCCAGCAGATGGAATGGCGGTCGGTGCCCGCCGTTGTAATTAGAAAGAAAAGCGGCTGCTTTCGCGCGTCGCCGGACCCGTGCAGCATCACGTCGTATAAATTCCTGTTCGGCTGGGCGTGCAATTCATCAAAAACCACGCCATGGACGTTCAGTCCATGCTTCGTATAGGCCTCAGCACTCAGAACCTGATAAAAGCTGCCAAGCGGCTTATATACCAGCCGCTTCTGCGACAGCATGGGCTTAATCCGGCTTTTGAGCGCGGGGCACTGTTCCACCATGTCGACCGCCACGTCAAACACGATGGACGCTTGCTGCCGATCAGATGCGCAGCCGTATACCTCACCGCCATGCTCAAAATCCCCGCAGGTCAAAAGCAGGGCGACAGCTGCCGCAAGTTCTGATTTTCCCTGTTTTTTGGGGATTTCAATGTAGGCCGAGTTAAACTGGCGATACCCATTCGGCTTCAAGATGCCAAAAATATCGCGTATGATCTGCTCCTGCCAGTCGATCAGCTCAAAAGGCAGACCATACCATTCGCCCTTCGTATGCTTCAAGCAATTGATAAAAGAAACGGCGACATCCGCCGCCTCTTTGTTGTATACTGAACCATTCGCCATGAACCCCGTGGGCTTGTATCGCTTGAGCTTCCGCAGCGCCGCCGCCTCCTTTCTAAAAATGGGCAAAGAAAAAAGGAACCTCTTTCGAGGCTCCTCATATTGTTTTTGCCGTTACTTGGGGTTATTTTGAATTGCACCGTTCCATGACCTTTTTGTATTCGCGGTCAAGAACCTCGGTGAATTCGTCCTCGGTGATGTCGGTATCAAGATTGACGTATCTCGTTTCCAGCAACCGGCGGATCTGCCGTTTATTCATACCGGACATCGCGCATTCCTGAACGTCACCGATCAGCGTGTGCAGCTTTAGCTCTTTCATCGTCAAGTCGTTTCTCATTTTCGTTTCCTCCGTATAAATGGCTGTTTGCCTTTGGCAGGTCACATGATACCTCTGGGGTATGGGGATAGCAAGGCAATTCGCCCCGCAAATATACAGAAGATAATGGAGGGGAATTGTGTACATTTCCAGCGCCTTCAACATGAAAAAAGAGCCTCCTCAGAAGCTCCTTAGCGGTTTCCGCCTAACTCTATTTCGCCCGCTCCAGTAAATCCCGAATCGCTATCGGGTCAAGTTTGCCGTGCCAGTTGCCGGTCAAATAATCCTGTATCGTACCCCATCCATCGACGTCGACGCGAATCCGCGCGTTGATTACATGACCGTCTTTCAAACGCACCGCAGCGCGAAACGGCTCTTGTGCGGCAATCGTCTCCCAAAATTCAGCGGTGGGTAAGTCGCCCAGGTATTCCAGTACGGCGGCCAGTATTTCCTTATCGGCGGCTTTCGTCGGTTTGATGTCCCAACCTCTGTCGTAATTAAGAATGCTGGCCTTAAAAATATTCGCGTCGGCCTGCCGCTTGCTTTCATCCCAAATCATCAGCTTGCTCACGCGACCTTCGTTGATGCCGAAGCGGGAACTCTCATCGAAAACTTTCGCCTGAAACCGGAACCCGTCTATCATGCCGTCGACCCATCCATCGCGCGTATATTTCGCTTTTATCGTGTGCTTTTTCATCCTCGTGCCCTCCTGTTTTTGGTGTCTGCCCCTTTGGCAGGTCACATGATACCTCTGGGGTGTGGGGATAGCAAGGCAATTCGCGCCGCAAATGTACAAAAGATAATGGAGGAAAATTGTGTACGTTTCCGGCGCTTCCGGCATGAAAAAAGAGCCTCCGCAGAAACCCTTTTGATTTAAACCGTCTTGGCTTTTTCGTACTGCTCCCAGCAGGCCGCTCTGTTCGCATAATGAGGACATTCGTAAATGTAACTGCCCACCCTGCAATCTTCACATCCCTCAACGAGATTATCATGGTACAGTAAATTAGGACAGTACAAGTCCTTGATGGGAAGAGGCGGGCACCCGGCCAACCACTCCTCGTATCCACATCCAAACTGCGAAAACCGGATGGTTTCGCCGTTGTCCAGCGTTTTATCCTCAGCGGATATCACATAACCACCGCCCGACTCATAAACCCGGCGCACGTTATTCCTTCGCTTCCGACCGGTAAATTCGTCGTATGAAAAGGTGACTGCACCGGAACCCTTGCAGGCATAACAGACAACGGCAGCGCCGTCCCTTTCGCAAATTCCCTGATAAAGCCCCGTGCCGCCGCATTTCGGACATTCTATTTTAATGGTTTTCAATTTCCGTCCCTCCTTACACGATGCGCACGATGAACTTGAAATCGCACCGGTGAAGGCCGATCAGAAAATCCCGCACGACACGCAGGCCATCCTGATCGTAGCCCCGTCCGTCCACCCATGTGCCCGCGTCCTTGTGGAAGGGACTGAGCCGCATGTTTTTCTTCTTGTAGCAAACCTCGTCGCCTGCCTTCAAAGCATAACCGTTGCCCTGCTCGGTAATATGGACAGTCATGCGTGCGCCCCGGGGCGCATAGGTCATTTCATTTTCGATTTCAATAAATGTGTGGGCGTAAACCGTCCTACAATCAATCTCTTTCATGAAAACCCCTCCAATGGTTGCCTTTAGTGGGACACATGATACCTCTGAGGCGTGGGGATAGCAAGGCAATTCTCACCGCAAATGTGCAGAAGATTGTAAGTATGGATTATGTACTTTTTCGGCATAAGAAAAGAGCCTCCGAGGAAGCTCTCTCTCAAATGGATTCCTCTTCGCCGATTTGCCTGCGGCGAAAGCTTTAGCGCTTGCCTGTCAGGATGAACTCTGAATACCTCTCGGGATATTCCTCAATCAGTACCACCAGCTCATAGAACTGCCTGCGATGCGCCTCGTGCTGCACGCCTTTGGCGTCAAACATATTGATCACGCCGGATTCCCGGATTGCTGTGATCTGCTCCACAATCCTATCGGTAATGAGCGGTATCTTGCCCATCGTTACACCTCTTCCTTCCTTATAATAAATATAGAACGCTTGGAATCGCGTACTGCCTTGGCAAGGATGGAAAGGTCGAAACCTGCATCCATATATCCTTCCCTTATCACATCGTAGTAATACCGGCTCGGTACGCCGAGGGGCCAGCCTTCGTTCATGATATACACCATCGCTTCAATCCATTTACCCTTGAGCCGCACCTTGACCGTTTCCTTGCGGTAGAGCCGCGGGTATCCCTCGTACCGGTCGAGCGCCGCCTCATCCCGGGGCGTGATTTCCCAAAGCAGCACCGGAACGCTGCCGTTCTTTTCTTTCTCGACGGTTGCTACCGCGCCGCCGCCCCCGCCCCGGAACAAAAGCTGATAGCCGGTGAGTTTCGCGCCGCCCAGCACCTTTGCGGTGGGGCAACGCTGCGCCATTTGTTTCATATTGAGATTGCTTCCATATGCCAAATAAATCGTGCCATTTTCCTTATTCATAGAAACCTTCCTTCCTTGCGCTGACCGCCCGCAGGGTGCCCCGGGGCGCGCCTTATTCATAAAAGCCAATAAACCATCCGACCGACCGGCATGCCGCCGCAGGGGGCGGTTGCCCGCCCCCGTTAGCCCGCTTTATCTATGCCGCCATCCGAAATCGCCACGCTGCATTTCCGTCGAGGTGCTTGCAAAGGTGCTCACGGCAGTTTGCAAATTCCTCTCCGATCAGCCCGATGCGGTTGAGGTAGGTGCGCAGCGCGAATTTCTCGTTTTCAACCTGCGGTTTCTTGCTGCTGGCGCATTTTTGCGTCAGCGCCTGATGGTTAAGCGCCAAGGCAAGGACAATGTAACTGCGTATTTTACCCGCGTGAAGCTCACTGTTGAAACCCCGAAGTTCCACCGTATGATTCCCGTTAAAAAAGCTGTGCAGGTTCAAAAAATGATACCGGCTGCTGTGGTAGTGGGTGCTCCTGCCGCCGTTGTATCCTTCGTACCAAACGCTCTCGATGGCCGCCATGGTCTTGGGTTTCCTGCGGTTCATCCGCTCAACCAGCGCCGCGTCCATCTTTTTACAATACCGCATCCTGTCCGGCGCAATCTGCAACGCTTTGTAGAAAAGGTCATTTTTGCTGGCGATGATGTTCATGAAGTTGCGGATGCTGCGCGGCGTGTGGTGCGCGCCGTCCAAGTGGATGTGGATGCCGCAGGAGGTGTTGGCGAAACCGCCCGCCTTGCGAAGCCTGCGAATCAACTCCTGCAAGGTGTCGATATCCTCGCGGTAGGTGAGGATGGGGCTTACCAGCTCGACGCTGTACTCGCTGCCTGCGTTGACGATCCGCCCGCGTTCCTTTTTTTGCGTCGTGATGCTGCCGTCGTTAACGAACTTCCATGTGCGCCCGTCCGGCCCGATGACGTCCTGCCCTGTGCCAATCCTGCCGCCTAGAAACTCCGCAGCAACCTTTGCCGCCTGAGTTTTGGTGATGCCGGTGAACTCAACCTCGATCCCGAATCTCTCTGTAAACATGCTTGCTACCTGCCTTTCAAAGTGTGTTTTGCTTTTCGCAGGTACATTAATCACTCTGAATGCACAGGATAGCAAGGCAATTGTGTGGGGATTACCGCTGATTTTTCAACAAGCTTTTGCGGAGGGATTTGTGTACATTTGGGCGGTTTACAGCCGCCTGATCACGTCCTCTCCATAGGCCGCGCCGAGCGACGAACCGCAATCCCAATTCACAAAGACGGTGCCAATATCATCCACAGACGCGACGGTTCCTTGATCGCCGGGCTTTAGTTTACTGTAGGGATCGTTCATGCGGACAAGCTCGACGCGTGTCCCTGCCGGGTATTGCTCCCGCAGCCGGAGGACGATCTCTTTATGAGGAAAGCTGTTATTCATTCCTAAGCTCCTTTCCCGGATAGTAGGCGGCGAATTTTGGATAATCCGTGCCGTCCGGCATGATCAACACACCATCCGTTTTGCCTCGCTGCAGAACCAAAAGGCAATGCCACACGCCATCCTTATCGACACGGCAGATCCATTTGTTTTCCTCAATGAACCAGCGGTCGACGCATAGATCGGTAACAAGGTTCTCAAAGTCGATTCGTGCGAGGTCAATGATTTTTTCAATTACAAACGGTTGCCGTTGATCCAGCCGATGAGGGCGGATCAAATCCTCCATCCGGAAGGGTTGCCTCACGAAAAAGGCGGTGTTCTGTAAATCATTCTGCATACCCGTCCGCCGCCTCGCCGTCTTGCCGCTTTACAGACCCGCTCCAGAATATTTCCGGAACTTCGATGTTCATGCCCTTGAAAATGAACTGAAGGGCGTCCGCAAAACCGGCACGGTAATAATACCGGGTTTCTTCGCCGATCTGTGCGGATAGGGCGTTGTCCATATCCATCCACAGCGGCTTCTGTTCTTCCGTAAGCGTTGGAACAAGCAACTCCAAACAGGATTCAAGCTGTCCAATCACCTCGGATACCGCGTCCGGTGCGTTTGATCCCAAATCATCCATGCGCTGGGTGACGAAATCCTCGAACGCCTCATCAAATAGCGCGCCAACCATAAAAATACCCCACCTTTCTTTTTGGTGGGGTACATTAACGCTCTGTTTTTGAGGGATTGCAAGGCTTTTCTCGGCGTTTGTGTCTTTCTATCAAAACAATTTGTACCGGCTTTCCGACCTGCTTGGCATAGTCGATGGTGAATTTTGTACCCCTCGATTCGCCGTCCCATATAGCCACCACCAGATCCGCCGCTTCCACAATGAGCACGTTCCGCTTAATCGGAGCCGCCCGGCCATGCCTTTTGTAATCCGGCTTAAAAATCACCTTCGGAATGTTGTTCTGATCCGCCCAGTGCTCCGCGAGTGTGTCGACTCCCCTTGCACCGCCCGATACAATTTCGGTTGTATTTGCGGGTATGTACTTTGCAATATCCACCATCAGGTTCCTTGATCCCACAATGGCTACTCTCATATTAACACCTTCTCGCAGAATATAGTGTACTCTCCAAGAGTACATCTACAACATCATACCACGATTTGTACTTAAAATGAATACATAGTTTGACATTTTAAGTACAAAGGGAGTAGAGAGAGGGCGATTAATGATGAAAAACAAGAAACACCATATCGGAATACGCCATGACGATGAGGAGCTACACTACAAGCTCCATTTTATTGCCAAGTATGAAGGCCGCACCGCAAATGGCCATATCCTGTACCTAATCCGCAAAAACATTGCGGAGTATGAGGCAAAGAACGGCGAAATCAAAATGCCGCCAGAAAATAAATAACCTTGCCACGTCGCAGCAAGGTTATTGTATCGCAGCCGTTCGTCTATCCGGAATATCGCTTATTCCGCATCCGTTTCGTTTTCTGTGCGCTGGCCGCTCTCTGCTTTTGGCGGCGTGCCGTTCTTGAAGGCGCTGTTGCCCAAAAGGTTTTTCAATAGGATTTTTCGGGCGCTCTTGTATTCGTCGCCCATGAAACCCAGCCGCATGAGGAAGACCCGGAAGGAGAACTTTTCGTTCTCCACGGTTTTTTCTTTTGCGTTGACACGTTTCTGCTCCTTGGCCGCCGAGCAAAGGGCGCAGACGAGCCGGGAATAGGCGTCGATCTCGTCGCTGGTCGCATCAAAGCGGAACCACGGGAATTTCAGCAGCGTTTCCGTCCGCTCGATGGGGAGTGTATCCGCGCCGACAGCCTTTTTGATGAGCGCCGCCTTGCTGGAAACGAGCCGGTCAAGGTTTTCAAGCGCCGTGTCGGTAAAGCCCTCCAGCGGTATTTCGATGATCAAGCGGTCGGGGCCGTCGCTTTCGGGCTGTCCGTATGCGGGCGGTTCTTCCTCATCGCGGTAGGGGCTGACTCTACCGCCGAGGGCAGCTTCATAGGGAATCTGCGCATTTTCAGGGACAGGCCCCGCTGCCGGGAGCGGCGTATCATATTCCTCTGTTTCAGCCTTGAAATCGTGCAGACCGCAAAGGTCGGCGACCAATTCGTAGTTATCCTCGCCTTCAACCACACCCGTCTTATCGATGCGGTATCCGCCTACCTCGTAGGCGAATGTCGGCGCGCCGAGATATTTGGTTTGCGCGTTCAGTTCTTGGCTGATTGCTCCTACCAGCGCTTTTCGTTTATCGCCGGTCACATTGTAATTGATCCTCATTTTTGTAAGCCTCCTTTGCTTATCTGGTGCTTACATTCATCACTCTAAACCTGTGGGATTGCAAGCTGTTTCTTCAAAGAAAAGCGGAAAAATGTCATCCTTCAGACTGTGGTAAACCCACAATATCGGATACATCCGCATACGCCGTTTCCGCACCGTCGCGCAGAAGAAACACCCGATCCACACCGCCAGCCTGTTCGGTATACCGTTTCACGATCACGTCGCAGTATTTCGCGTCCAACTCCATCATGAAACACACGCGCTCTGTCTGTTCAGCGGCGATGAGCGTCGTACCAGATCCGCCGAATAAGTCCAGCGCCACATCGCCGGAGCGAGAGCTGTTGAGTATTGCCTTGGCAACCAGC